CCACGCCGAAGAGGCGGGGGAGGATGCGGAGACCTATCAACTCGGCGAACTGCACACGACCAAGAAGGGCGACAGCTACGAGATTTTTCTGCGCGAGGAGCAGAAGGACGGCGAGCCGCAGCAGCGCGCCGCCGCTAAGCCGAGCATGAAGTTTCGCTTTCACAAGTCCGGCGGCGTCACCGGCCAAGTCGGCGAGGCCCGCTTCGCCGCGCACGAGAGGGGGGCGAAGCTGCGGATTGGCGAGCAATGGATCGCCGTCACCAAGGACGGCATTCTGTTTTCCAGCCCGCCGACGCTGGCGAAGGAAGACCCAATTCCCAACGACGATGGATAGGAGCGATCATCATGGTTGAGCCTCTGCGCGAATATTACGTCCGAGTCCCCGGTCTCAAGGAGGTCGGCGGCCGGCCGATCAAGGTGCGCGGTCAAGATCGCGTGGTGCTTCTGACCGCGGCGCAAGCCGCTTACTGGCTCGATCAGGGAACGATCGGCTCAAGCCCGGGCGAGACGCCGCTCGGCGGGGCCCTGGGGCGAAAGCCGCGCGAGGTCGGCGCTCCGAAGCGCAAAGGAAGCGGCGCACGATGAATAACCGCGCCGAAATCGACGATCTGTGGCCGGACCTTCGGCGGGGGCGAATCATGCTCGCGCCGGTCCGGGTCGGCATGGATCGGCGCACCGGCAAGATTCTCGTCGGCTGGCCGCACGTGTTGCAGTCGATCGAGACCATTCTCATGACCCGCTATCACGAGCGGGTGCTGCGCCGCTGGGCCGGCTCGTTCGTTCCCCACATGCTCGGCGAATCGGCGATCCCGCGCGTCATCACTCGGTTCTTTTGGGCCATCGCCTCGGCGATCGAATTGTGGGAGCCGAACTACCGGGTGACGCGAGTTCGGATCGAGCAGCGTGAGGACGAGAGCCGCCTCACCAGCGCCGAGCAATTGCGCGTGGGCCAGATGAGCAACCGGATCGAGGGCGTTTATCGGCCGCGCGGCCATCTCGGCGACTTCACGCCTGAGGCGCGCCGCTCGGCCGGTCTGGTCGTCCGCGGCGGCGGGCAGTGGGAGGCGACATGAACCGCCTCGGGCTTTTGGACCCCACGAAGCTGCCGCGCTTCGAAGTGCTGGAGACGCTCGACGCCGAGGATTTGCTCGACGCCCGAATGACCCGGCTGGTCGAGGTGTGGAAGGAGCACGATCCGCCGGCCGGCGCGGCTTACGATGTCGAGGCGCTCGAATTCGACCCGATCAAGATCACTCAGGAGGTCTCGACTTATTTCGAGCTCCTGCAGCGCGATCGGGTGAACCAGGCAGCGCGAGCCGTCACGCTGGCCTTCGCGGTCGGCGGCGATCTCGACGCGATCGCCTCCCGCTATCCCGGCGGCGTCCCGCGCCTCAGGGACGAAGCGGGCAACCCGGACGAAGACGATGACCGCTATCGCCGACGCATCTGGCTATCGCCGGCGACGTTGAGCCCGCATGGGACCGAAGAAGCTTATGTGTTCTGGGCGCTCACGGCTGATCGCACCCTTCACGACGCCTCGGCGACCACAGTTGAGGGAACAGGGAGGGTCAAGATCGCGATCATGGCGACCGGGCGCGATCCCCGGCCGACGCAGGCGCAATTGCTGGCGGTGCGCGCTTACATTCACGCCTTCAGCCGCAAGGGGCTGACCGATATTGTTTCGGTCGTGCCGCCGGGAGTGGTCGAGACCCGCTATGTCCTCGACGTGTGGCTGTTTCCCGGCCCGGACGCGAGCGCCATCATGGCGGCCTTGCGCGCCAGCCTAGTCGCTCTGATCAAGCGTCAGGCTTGGCTCGGCTTCTCGCACACTCGCATGGCGATCGGCGCCGCGACGGCGATCGCCGGAGTGCAAGACGGCAAGATCATCGAGCCGGCGGCCACGGTTGTCGTCGACGCCGTCAGCGTCGTGCACGTCACCGAGATTGTGCTCAATCTGAGGGGGCGGCGCGAATGACCGAGCGGCTTGGCTCCCGCCTCATCTATCGCGCCGCGACCGGCCTCGAGAAGGCGCTGGCGGACATGGACGGCGAGCGGTTGACCGCGCTCTATGCCGAGGCGGTGACGGACGTATGGGATCCCTGGGCGATTTCCGCTGAGAACCTGCCGATCCTCGCCTGGGCGATGCAAGCCCGGCTGTGGGACGATGATTGGGCCGAGCACACGAAACGCGAGTGGACCGCCAATCAATGGCGCTTCCAGGCGCTGCGCGGGACTCAAGCCGGCGTCGAGATGGCGCTCAACACGATGGGCCGGGATTTTACCGGCGGATATAACCTGCTCGAGGTTCTGACCCCGCCTCAAGGCTTCTTCGCCTCGCCCTCGCTGACCAAGGACGAATGGGACGCCTGGATTCGCCTGATGCCGGAGCTGCGGATCCAGCTCGCGCACGGCGTCGGCAAGTCGGTCAGCGAATTCTTCGCTGGCGACGGCGTTGTGGGAAAATACGCGGCCGGCCGAGACGACGGGCCGGCGCTCTACGGCCGGCGCGCGGTGCTCCGCCGGCCAGGCCAACCTGACCAACCGCTGGGGATGGTCGAGTGGCGCACCCGCGTCGAGGGGCGCGAGTCGATCGATTATGAGCGGGTGTCCGTCCCCGGCCTTGCCGGGGTGGCCTTCGTCGCCGGCGAGGACCACGCGAGCGAAGAGCGGTTCGTCGACGCCGACGAACTCGCGCCGCGCATTTACAGTTTCCAGCTTGACGGCTCCTACGATCACGTGACCTCGGAGCTGCATCTGTCGACGGTCGCGCCGGGCCTCGACCCGATGAACGTGCAATTCGAGCGGGTGAGCGACATCGGCGAGGCCGGGCCGTTTTTCTACGTCAACGATCATTCGGACGACGGCTTCGCCAACAACGGGCGCGAGGCCGGCGAGATGCTGGCCGATCGCGTCTATCTGCTCGACCCGGCGATCGCCGTGCCGATGACGGACGGCATAAGCTTCGTGGGCCTCGATCGCGTCGGCTTCCCGCCGTACCACGCCGAGCTGATGGTCGACCTCATCACCCGCGAGCCTTGGCCGTCTTGGTTCGCCGGCGAGACGGCGGCGGCCGAGTCGTTCGCGGCGCCCGACAATTTGAAAGACTTCGACCGCGCCATGCGGGCGATTGTCGCGGGCAAGGCGTTCCGCGATCGCGTGCTGGCCGACTTCGCCGTGGTTCATCCGTTGGCGTTCGGCGATCCGGTTCGCGAGGACACGACATTCGCCGAACATCGGCGAAGCTTGCTCTAGGGAGACCTTCAAGATGCTGCGCAGGGTGCAAATCCAAGATTGGCAGAAGGTCACCGAAAGCGACTTCAACAACTTCGGCCGCTTCCCGCAACAGAGCTTCGACGAGATGCTGCGCGACCTGGGGCCGGGTCCGTCCTTCGCCGGTTTCGCCGTCGCCCAGATCGGCCCGAGCACGGTGCGGCTCGGTCCTGGGCGGCTCTACTCGTCCGCCGGGCCGTTTTTCTTCCTCGCCGACGATCCAGGGGCGGAAATCGACTTCCTGGGCTACTTGCCGGTCGTCACCCGCCGCTGGGCGACGATCTCGGTCTGGGGCCAGGAGATCGAAACGGGGACGGAGCCCCGGACCTTCATCACCGACGCCACGACGCGGGCGACCGTCGCTCGCGTCGTCTCGACCGAGTTGCGTCGCCACGTCAATCACGCGCCGGTGTACGGCCAGGAGGGCCCCGACCCGATCCGGCCGGCGGTCGCCGCCAACGTGCTTCCCGTCGCCTATGTCCTTCTCGGCCCGGCCGGCATCATCTCGATCACGCCCGCGGATGAGCATCGCGCCGAGTCGATCCTCAACTTGGGTCTGCGCGCCAACGACATGGATTCGTGGCGCACCCGCATTGGCGCCCGGCTCGACACGTTGGGGTCTGACCTCGCCAACCTCGCCTCGCGCCTTCGCGGCACCGCGAAGATGGATTTCGTTCTTGAGCTGTCGCGCGATATGGCGCGGGTCAAGGAGCTGCTGCAACTGCCGTCCGACTTCACCGCCTGGAGCGCGGACCGCTTTTTGACCAACGTTCATTCGGAAATCGAGCACGTCGACTGGCTGGCGACGATCGAGGAAGGCATCCGCTTTCCGCCGGCGGCCGAGCGGAACGCCCAGCTCGCGCTTCTCAACCAGTTCGACCAAACGGTCATCGTCCAGAATAACTTCATGCTGCCGCACTACACCGAGACGCCGCGGCTCAGCGTGCTCGGCAACGAGGCCGAGATGTCGATCAGCCAATTCGAATGGCAGACGACGGATTGGATCGAGATGTCGAAGACCCGGATGAGGGTGCGCTACGGAACCCCCTTCAGCTGGTGCTCCAACACCGCGTTCTGGGACGATATGACGAACTCGGGCGGGACGATGATCCTGATCTATGATCCGGTGCAAAACATCTTCATTCGCCCGGTCACCCACGAGACCTTCCAAATTCTGGAGGCGATCGAGGATTCGCCCGGTCATTGGGTTTATCGCCTGCAACAGTTCTGGATCGACGAGGTCGAAGAATATTATTGGGATCGCGTCATCACCACGCACAGCTTCTCGGGCGCGATCGTCGCCGAGACCTTCCTCAACGCGCAGGACGGATGGCTGACCAGCGTCGACTTCTTCCTGACCCGCGCCGCGGCCGACGGCGATATTCAGGTGCTCATCGTCGAGACCCGGCACGGCGCGCCGGAGTTTGATCGCGTGGTGGCGCGCGCGACCGTCCAGGCGATCGACTTGCGCGTCTATCCGAATCACACGCGGGCGAATTTCATCCCGACCTTCCTCTCGCAGGGCAAGCGATACGGGCTCGTCTTCCAGACGTCGGGCAATCATTTTCTCGCGATGGTGATCGACAACAAGTACGCCCAAGGGATGCTGTTCATCGCGACCGCCGCCGGCTGGGCGATGGGCGATATTCTGCGCGACATCACCTTCCGGCTGAACTTTGCCGAGTTCGACGTTCCGCGCGTCGCCATCCAGCTTCAGCCGCTTGAGCTGCAGAACGGGATCGCGGCCATCGATCTCAACGTCGATTCGATCCGGCCGGCGGCCTGCTCGACCACGTTCGAGCTGCAGGTCAACGGCACATGGACGCCGTTGGGCAGCTCCAGCGCGGACAATCCAAATCCGCTGAACGGCCTGCCGCCGCTCCTGCCTTTTCGGGTGGTG